CCGAATTGGGATAAACAAAGTTTTTTTTTTTTTTACGCATCACTACTACTAGTGATCATCTAACACCCCACAGGGTGTCAGAGAGTTTGACCAGTTAAACTCTGGAAGTTGAATCTAAGTTCGCAAGCAACTCACACTTACGCCGCCATTTCCGGTAGGAGAGACCGAGAAAACATCTAACAATCTTTAGATGCCATCTCCACCAGGTAGGGGTGTTCGAACCACCCCAACTCCTGGTTATACAGGTACGTTGTCAAGTCAGCTACATCAGTCGCGTCGAGATCGTAATGGTAATGGTAATAAAACAAATGGTCATCTATTGTGACCTTCTTTGAACCATCAAACCATCGCGCATACTCACTTTTAGGTAATTCAAGGGGAGCAACTCCGGGATAACGCTTACGTATATTCTCGGAGAGAGCCTTGGCTAAGGGATCATATTTGCCAAAATCAGAAAGAGTGTTTGAAATGGCACATAACCACCTCTTTGCATTCTTCTCATTTCGGTCTTTCTGATCCCAACCCAACCTTGCTATCATTTTCCCAATTTTAGGATAGAGAACATAGTCGGTATAGCCATTCTCTAACTTACCTGCTCTCATGAAATATCCTGAACAAAACTCAGGCATATCAACGTTTCGGGTGGTCTTGATTTCGACCTCCATCCCACATTGTATGTACTCCGCTCTGATGCCATCTACCCCACCAGCCTTACGCAACTCAAGATTTGTTGTTACCGTAACGCTGTCATCGCCGCATATGATCGAAATCCACTTCCGACCACGTCCATGGGCGTTGTACTTCATAACTGCATTGATGAGTGTATCACCAAGGCTGGTATCTGGCCAGCCAGATTGCATTGTATAAGGTACGGAGTATTTGGAACCCAACTTTGAACGCCCTGTCGAAATCCCACGCTTAAGGACTGCTGCTCTCCGTCTACCAATTGCGTGTTTGTAGAAGTGATCAAGGAACCTGAACGGTCCTTCAGTCAAATGCAGATCAAACCTGCTCTGATCATCTTCTACAACCACGACAAACTCACCCTCTTCACAGGTAGACTGCATCGTAGCAACAGCTTTAGCATAGCATCCCCCAATCTTTTCAGCAGACAAACCACAAGTATATATGATTTGTCTCCCTACAACAATATCAGCCAAACTGTAATAGCCACTAGCTCCTTCCCTCGGTCGGAGACTCTCGCGGGTCTCTTTTGCCAAGGGTCGGAGCCATGGTCCAACATGGGCTGACATTTCGATAGGGCATCCCTGTATCCATCTCGGGTCTTTAACCACAGATGATGGTAACTTGCTCTCTTCACGCAGAGCTAGTTCTACCTTGATGAATGCTGAAGCCATCTTCTTCTTAGGTAGTTCGTAA